AACTGCTCAACCTCCTGGCTCGTGAACGTGACGGTGTCGACGGTCGACGCGGTGAGTGTCTTGTCATGCGCCGCGACATTCCCCGCGGCGATTGGGTAACTGGTCACTGTGTCATCTCCTTTTCGCGCGTAGAAGCTCGAGCTGCTCCGCGTGTCGCTTGCTCAGCGCCCGCAGCGCCCGCGCGTCGATCAGCGCTTTACGGGCCCTCCTGGTCGCCGGGCGGACGGGTAGGGATTGCCCAAGGTCGGCCCGCATGAGATCGAGCCGCTGTTCTGCGCGGCGATCGGCCACGAGCGGGCTCACGACGCGCGACGAGCCGCCCCCACACGACGGGCACAACGGATCACCGCCGCCGCAGCGATCGCAGGTATCGAAGCTGGTGAACAGCGGCCCCAGCACACGGTCACCGATCCGCTCGACCATGCGACGACGCTGCTCAAGCGTTTCCCCCGCCCGCAGGCTAACGGACGTAAACGGGTTAGCGCCCTGCGCCACGATCGAGCAGTCGCCCCGTTCCAGATTGCAAGCCGTGATCGTCCTGCGACTGCAATCGTCGTTCCATTGATCGCCGCCTTTCATGACCCTGAACGCGAAACTGGCCTCGCACACGCCGGCCCGGACCTTGGGAATAACGGCCTGCACGTCAGGGTCGGCAAGGTCAACGTCCGCGGTCGCCACCAGGCCCTTGTCGGCTTCGCGCAGATGAAGGGTCGGGCGATCCCGCGGCCGGGTGCGAGCTAGGGGAAGTCCAGAATGCCCCACGAGGAGGGAAACGCCAGGGTCGGCAGCCAGGGTTCTCTGGAACGAACCCGGCATGATCCGTTCGAGCTTGCCTGCGCCGATCTCGTACCAATCCCGCTCGTCGCGCCAGGTGTGGGAGGCGAGCGTCTCGAGTTGCGCCCGGCCGTTGCCGAGCTCCCGGATTTCAAACCTCGTGTCGGTGATCATGCGCGAACCCTTCGCGTCGTCCCGTTGGCCCTGACGAGCTTGTCCGCCGGACGCAGACCGATAGTCGCCACCGGCGACTCGCGCGGAGGGTTCAACTCGGATGCGAGCGCGATGCGACGCCGGCCGAGGTCCTGCAGCTCGAGCTCCAGCGCCTGCTGCTCACTGAAGATCGCTGCCATGCGCTGCTCGAGCGGCGCCAGCTTTTTCATGACCTTCTCGCGTCGTGGCTGGTCCCGCCGGGCCGCTGCCGCAGCCTCGACATCAGCCAGCTCCGCAGCACGGACACGAGCTAGCCGCGCCTGTTCTTGACGCTCGGCCATCGCGCTGGTGAATGCGGAGCGACGGCCCGACGGGCCCGGCGGGCGATTCTTGAGCGCTTCCGCACCGTCCTGGCGCGCCTTGATCTCCGCTAGTTCGGCCTGGATCTGCTCCAGTGTCACCGGTTCGGTTTCGGTACTCATCCTCACCCATCTCCTTTCGCCCGCCCGCGAGCGCGGGCGATGTCAAATGCCGCGGCGAACGTCTCAACCACGTCGGTGCTGCTTCCAAGCTCACGCTGAGCGCCGATCAGCGCGAACAGCGCGCTCGCGAACGCGTCGCCGTCAGCCTCGGGCACCGCAGCGATGCACTCCAGCGCAAGCGCACGGTGGAACGCCCGGAGTTTCTCGACGGCCACGACGGCATCCAAAAGGCTCTGAGCGAACGCCTGAGAGTCCGCGTCCTTTATGTCATGGAGGTCGTACGCCTCGAATCGCCGGTCGCGCAGCTCCTCGTCGGTGAGGTCGTTCAGCGATCTCCGGTAATCAGCATCGAGTGTCAACTAGCTCACTCCTTCGGTTCCGACTCGTCGACGGACAACGGTCGGTTCGGTGGCTGCGGTGATCCGGCGGGTGACGATGACCGGCTCGTCGAGGTTGCCGCGCAGGTCGATAACCCTCGGGGCCGGGGGCGGCGCCGCGATGGCCGCGCGTTCGGCCTCGCGGAACGCGGGGTCGCGACGCCACACCCGCAGATCAGCCGCTGTCGCTCTCACCCGCCGCAGCGCCGCTTCCTCGCCGACGCGGCGAAGGCGGTCCAGGTACTTGTCAGCCAGCGAATGCTCCGTGCGCAGCATCAGTCACCATCCTCTTGAGACATGTTTGGGACGGGCGCGGCCGGCACCCCGACGGCTGTTACAACCAACGTGGGCGGGCCGCAAGCCGCTCGGGTCGCTGGCCAGCCGCTGCGCGGTCCGCGGGTCGAGATCCCGAAGCGCGCTGACCGGCAGCACATGATCCGCTGATGCCGCCCACCGGGATCGCGGGGGTGCGTCGAAGTCGATTGCCTGTCCGCACAGATGGCAGAGCTGCGCGTCAGCCAGCACCCGAGCGCGAGCCTTCCGATACGCGTAGTCACGACCGGTACGGCTCATGCTGACCAGCCTCCATGCCACGCCCACGCGGCGAGAGTGACTGCGACGAGCGGACTCAGATCGACCGCGGAGCCTGTCCGGCGCCACGCCCACGAGTCGCCCAGCGGCCTCTTGGCGGCACCATCGAGCGCTACCAGCAGCTCCCGCTCGCCGCGATGACGCAGCCGCCGGTTGCTCACCAGATCAGCCAGAAACGTGCAGCCCGCGGCCATGTCCGTCGCGCCGGTCTCGGTCAGCTTCGCGCCGCGAAAACCAGTCAGCAACGGCGCGGCAGCCTTCGCGTCAGCGATCACCTCAGCAACCCCGAACTCAGCGGTCAGCGCCTCAAGCCGAGGCAGCAGCCAGTCCGTTCCCGGGCCATGCTCGAGCACGCTCACGTACAAGACACCGTCACGCTCTCCGGCGGCCGCGATCGCCGCTGACTTGCTGCCGGGCGACACATCCGCGGCAAGGATGACCTCAGCCGGTCGCGCGGCGCTCACGTCCGCCAGTGCCGCCCACTCCTCCAACGGAATCGCCGGATCGCCCGTCTGAGTCGTCCAGCGATTCAAAAAGGCGCGCATGAACTCATGGCGGGGCATCGACTGAAACGCCGCCTTGACGGTCTGCTCATCGACGGTATGGCCGAGCGCCGGCATGCAGGCTTGCCACGTCGCCGGGTCGCCCGGTTCGGCATCGTCGGGCGCGCTCCATTCAAAATATGCGAGGCCCTCGGTGAGACCTGCGTCGGCGGCAAGACGACCCCGCTCGACCCGCTCGAGCAAGTACGGCGACAGGCTCGGAGTGCCCGCGGTGCTGACAATCCAAAGCTGCGGGTTATCCCGCGTCATCATCGCCGGCCGCAACGCCTGCTCGAGCCTCGCATCCTGGAAGCTGAACGCCTCGTCGATCGTCGCCAGATCCACGATCTGCCCGTGACCCGCCTTCGCTGTCGACGCGACCAGCCGCTGCACTGAGCCGTTGGGGAACCGCAGCGACTCGCGGCCGGGCGCGTGATACGCCGACACCTGCGAACCGAGCGGGCTCGCCTCAATCACCGGCAACCAATCCTCAGCCCATTTCCGGCGAGCATCCAGCCCGGTCTGCGCGCAATACACGATGCTCTGCCGGCCCTCCAGCAACGCCCGAGTCACCATCAACACCAGCAAAAGCGTGCTTTTGCCCTGCTGTCTCGGGACGGTGAGTACAACGTCGCCGTAGACGAGATGGCCGGCCGGGTCGGTCTCCAATGCGACGTCGAGCACCTGGCGTTGCCACGGCATCAGCGGAGATCCGAGCAGCCGCGCGATCTTCGCCGCCGCGCGACCAAGCGTCGCCCGCTCCTCGGACCGCGGCGTCGCATACCGAGGCTCGCATTCAGTCAGCGTCGCCGGCAAGGAGAGCCTCCCGGAGCTCGTCGAAGGACGTGGACTGCCGCAACTCGTCCAGCAGCGAGCGAAACTCCTTCGCCAGCGACGACGCGGCCATCGCGGCCGTGCCGGTCGTCGCTCGCCGCGCCCAATCAAGTTTCGCCGCCAGCGCACGCAGCGCCTCGATCCTCGCGGCCACATCCGGCGCCAGCGACGCGCCCAACGACTCGACGAACGCATCGACCGCGCTCTGAGCCGGCCCAGAGCCGCCGATGTCGCGATGATCGGCCAGCGTGCGAGAAACCGTCGACTCGCTGACGCCCAGACGCTGCGCAGCCTCCTTTTGCGTCATTCCCTGCGCCAAACACGCCTGAATCCGCGAGAAAAGATCGCCCTGGAGGGATGTTTCTCCACCCTCCGATTCCGCAATTTCGGGCGATCTCACAATTTCACTTACGCGCGCCGCATTGATTTCGTTGGCCACCGGGGCGTGGCGACGAACGATGTTTTGTAGTTTTTGGGGTGCCGCGGGTGCGTTGCCGTTGTGCTGTGAGTCGTCAGTGGTGGAGAGATCCCGGGTGATGGAACTTCCATGGGCGGCGGGGGCTGTCGGGTTCATGCGTTGGTGGTGTTCGTGATCGCTCGCTGAGCGTTGAGCATCCGCGACTCGACGATGGTCAGTTCTGACAAGACGACTGGGTCGTCGCGGTCGGGCCATAGCGCGCGGTGCTCAGCGTGGAGCGCAGCAAGTCGTTGTTCTGCGTCAACGCGAATCGCGAGTTGTTCATCAGCGGTCATTGATCGTGGTCGTTGGGTTGTGCGTTGAGTCGTTCGGCGATGATCGTTGCGACGATGCTGCTCGTCGTTGCACCATCGCGGCGTGCGAGTGCTGCGATCTTCGCGGCGTGCTCGTTGGGGATGCGTGCTGCTACTGCTTGTGTGGTTGTTGATGCCATTGGTGTTACGTCATAGTCTCAGCCGACACGTCCCCTTTAGGGACGTGTGCCGCCACCGTTGCGAACCCATTCGTCCAGCTCATGACGATCAAAAAGCGTTCGTGAGCCGTCCTTGTGGAATGGGATACGTCGGCTGCTGACGAGTGCATACAATCGCGATGGAGGGCATGACAGATGTTCTGCCGCGGTTTTGACCGTCATCCACGGCGGCTCGTCGGATGCTGATAGGCGGCGGGCGAGTCGTGGCGCGAGACGCTTCGCTAGTTCGTCGAGCGCGCTGTCGTCCAGTTCAGCGAGGAGGGCAGCTGCGAGTGTCGGCGCGGTCGTCACTGCTGGCCGCCGGAGTCGGATAGCTCCTGAGCGGAAACGAGTGCCTGCATTTCCTCATCGGTCCATCCCTCAATTTCGTCTACACGTTCGGCTTCACGTTCCGCCCTCTCTCTTAAGGAGAGGGCGGAACTATCAGGTACCGTGAAGCTGGCGTGATCAGCGTTTCCGGCGGTCCGTGAAGCCGCGTGATGCTCGCGTGATGCTTCACGTGACCCTTCACGCGGCTTCACGGTGCCGTTTGACGCCGACGCGCGAAACACGACCGGATCGGTCCTCAGCGCACCGCGGATCGGGACGGCAAACCCTCGGTCGGCGAACCGCTGCAGCTTGCGTCGGGTCTTCTCTACCTGGGACCGTGACGGCTTGCCGAAGATTGCGGTGGCGGCGTCCTGAACGGAGATTCCGGCCGTGCCGGCGGCCTGGAGGACACTCCATGCGTCGGCGCGTTCTCGTAGGCGCGTTGTCCCGAAATCGTGGTTGTGCTCGAGGTCGAGCGGTCCGACGTCCTCGACGGGCTGCTTGAGGTGCGTGAGCTCGACGAGAGGGTCGCCGGCTTCGCCCCAGAGCGATAGGACGCTTCCCGAACCCGAGGTGATCCAGGTCGAGCCGTACACGTCGGCGAGCGCGTTTGGCTTTTTGTTCTCGGCGCTTGCCTTGCGGTTGTGATGGATCGGGATGACTTCGATTTCGGCGGCGATCAGGCCGCCGAGTGCGCGGTTGATCGCTGATCCGACCTCGTCGCTCGACAGCGGCCATGCGATGTCTTTGAGGC